CCGCTAAAGCAGCTAACACGGCTGTTACCATTCAGGCTAACGTTGAGTCTGAAGTGCAGGTTACCATTAACAAGCACTACGAATACTCACGTTTGATTGAGGACATCGTTGAAGTTCAGGCTCTTGCTTCACTTCGTCGTTTCTACACTGAAGATGCTGGTTATGCTCTTTCAGCACAGGTTGATACTGATCTGATCCAGATTGGTCGTCTGTTTAATGGCTCTCATGCCGCTGGTGCTACGGGTGACTACAGTGTGGCCGGTACAACTACTGCCTACATAGGTGGTGATGGTACTACAGCCTTCGTTGGTGGTGCTGGTGCTGGTAACGCAACTGCATTGACTGATGCTGCTATTCGTCGTACGATCCAGCGTCTTGACGATGCTAACGTACCTCAAGATAGTCGTTACTTCGTTATTCCTCCTGTTGCTCGTAACACCATGATGGGCCTTGCTCGCTTTACTGAACAAGCCTTTGTTGGTGAGCAAGGTGGTAACAACACCATCCGTAACGGTCAGATCGGTGATGTATACGGTGTTAAAGTGTTTGTTAGCAGCAACGCTGACACTGCTTATACTTCTACCACTGGTGCTCCTCGTGCTTGCTTGATGTTCCACAAGGATGCAATGGTCCTTGCAGAGCAGATGGCTGTTCGCTCACAGGCTCAGTACAAGCAAGAGTACCTAGCTACGCTTTACACTGCTGATACCCTCTACGGTGTTGCAGAGCTGCGTAACGATGCTGGTATTGCTCTGATCATTCCGAGCTAATTAGAAGCACTATAGAGAGGCTGCTTAGGCAGCTTCTCTTTTATATAGAGGTCACAATGGCTACATTCAGATGTATTTGGTCTAACAACTTACTCAACGTAGAATATGAGTTTGATATTAATGAGATGCGTAGACATCCAGATTATGAAGAAGTAAAAGAAGAACAAGAAAAGAAAACTGAAAAGGTCCAAAAGGTTAAGAATACCAAAGAGGATTGACTTTCATGGCTAACTATACGAAGACAACTAACTTTGCTGCAAAAGATTCACTACCGAGTGGATCAGCAGGTAAGATCATTAAAGGTACTGAACACGATACAGAGTACAACAACATTGCTACTGCTATCGCTACGAAGTTAGATGCTTCTGGTGCTGTAACTGATAGTAGTACCACAACATTCACTAATAAAACTATTGCATATGCTTCGAACACACTAACAGGTGTTGCTGGTACTGCTGCTGCCAATACATTCACAGCAAAACAAACATTTACTGGATCAACCAGCGTCATCGCATCAGCTTTCACTAATATCGTTGAACCAGCTACTGTGTCCGCTACCGCTGCCACAGGCACTATTAACTTTGATGTAACAACACAGTCCGTACTGTACTATACGTCAAATGCTTCAGCTAACTGGGCTGTTAACTTTAGAGCTTCTAGTGGTACGTCATTAAATACAGCAATGGCTACTGGTGATGTTATTACCGTAGCTTTCTTAGTTACTCAAGGGGCTACAGCTTATTATAACTCTGCTGTTACCGTTGATGGCTCTAGTGTTACCCCTAAATGGCAAGGAGGTACTGCACCAACAGCAGGTAATGCTTCTTCCATTGATGCGTATACCTACACAATTGTAAAGACAGCTAGTGCCACATTTACTGTGTTCGCTAGTCAAACAAAGTTTGCATAAGAGCTAACAATGCCTACATTAGTTACTAGAGGAGCTGCTTCTGTACGAGGCTTTGGTTTTGCTGGGACATCACCAGTATTACCTGATCCTTACTTTAATTATACAACACTACTGCTACACGGCAACGGCACGAACGGTGGTCAAAACAATACCTTCCTTGACTCAGGAACGGCTAATGGTGGTGTAGGTTTTGATATAACAAGGAATGGCAACACGACCCAAGGCACCTTCAGTCCATTTAGCCAGACGGGTTGGAGTAATTATTTTGATGGTAGTGGGGATTACCTCAACACAGCCACAAATGTGTCGGGATTTGACTTCGGGACTGGAGACTTTACTGTTGAGTGCTGGGTATATCACCTTGCTCTTAGTAGTCAATGTGTGATCTTTTATGGCGTCCCTTCTTCTGGAAGCCTTCCCGCTTCAGACTTTGGGTGGGCTATCGATACCGCTTCAAGTAATACGCCAAGGTTTTTCTTCTATTCCGGCAGCACCCAAGTGACTGTCTCTGCTGCTCAAACGATGCCCATCAATCAGTGGGTTCATTACGCAGCTACTCGGGCCTCGGGATCATTGAAGTTTTTTATTAACGGAACCCAGAGCGGAAGCACAGTATCTTCTTCTGCTTCAGTAAACACCAACACAACATTTGCAACCCGTATTGGTTTGTACGGCCCGTACGGTGATGACAGATATTTTAATGGGTACATGAGTAATCTTCGCGTTGTCAAAGGTACTGCGGTTTACACAAGCAACTTCACTCCACCAACGGCTCCGTTGACAGCCATCAGTGGCACGTCGTTATTGACCTGTCAGAGCAATCGATTCGTAGACAACTCGGCCTCACCGCTCACCCTCACTGTCAACGGCAACACCTCCGTCCAAGCCTTCTCACCGTTTGCACCCACGGCTGCGTACAGCGCATCAACGGTCGGTGGGTCTGGGTACTTTGATGGGAGTGGGGATTATTTAGACGTTCAAAACAGCAATGATTTTGATACCAACACATCATTCACATTGGAATGCTGGGTTTACACAGGCGGCAACGGTTGCATGTTCAGTCGTGGCGGCGGCTCTGCTAGTTGGTCAACATCAGACGGTCATCAATTTATTTTTTATATCAGCAGCGGCGTTTTGCGTTGGCAGTTTAATAGCAGCGGCTCACCTGTCACGATGGACTCTGCTGCAATTCCATTGAACTCGTGGGTTCATTGTGCTGTTGGATATAACGGAACAACGACCCGCCTTTGGTTGAATGGGGCCTCAGCAGCGACATCGACTTCGTCGTACACAATGCCAACGACGAGAAATATTATTCGATCTGGGCTAACGTCATCTAATGATCAGCCTTATACGGGATACATTTCTGGCCTAAGATTTGTGAAGTCTGACGTATACGGCGTTAGCAATACTTCTATAACGATACCCACCGCACCCCTAACCAACATCACCGACACGAAACTCCTCCTCAACTTCACCAACGCAGCCATCATCGACAACACCGCCAAAAACGTATTGGAAACGGTGGGTAACGCGCAGATCAGTACCAGCGTGAGCAAATTTGGTGGTGGGTCTATGTCGTTTGATGGGAGTGGGGATTGGCTAACGGGTCCAAACACTCCAAACTTATATATTGGGAGTGGTAACTTCACCATTGAGGGTTGGTTGTACCTTAATACAACTGGCTCAGAAAAAGGTATCGTTTCGCAGTTTAACGCTGGTGGGTCTGGGCCTGGGTGGACTCTATATATAAAGAGTTCAAACGTACTAGAGTTTTACGGTGGTGTCGGAACGGTAACGGTTACTGGAACAACCACGCTATCTGCAACTACATGGACTCATTTTGCTGTGGTGCGTTCTGGTTCAACAATTACGATTTATGTTAACGGGACGGCCGGAGGTTCTGCTACTAATTCATCATTCAGTGATGAAACTTCAGGTTTAATGTATATCGGAAGCCGAGCAGATAACCCTTCAGCTAAATCGCTTAATGGCTACATCGACGACCTACGAATCACTAAAGGCATTGCCCGATACACCAGCAACTTCACGCCACAAACATCTCAATGGCAGGATCAATGATGCTTTACTCCAAAAACGGATCAATACCCAAGCCGCAAACGGATAACACGGATGGTTGGATTGAAGTGCCTGAGCCACCCACGGCAGCAGACGGTCAGGAAGTTGTTTGGTGGTATCCACCAGGATGGGTTGTCCGCCCTGTAAGACCTGCTGACGAAGAAGGCTTTGTGTGGAACTGGTCTCAATCCAGTGAATCGTGGGTTAAGAGTGCAGTAGAGACAACAACTGATGAGGTTATTACTTTAGAGTTTAGTTCAGCATCTATCGTATTAAGTGGTTACACTGCTACAGGTGTTTAAATGGCTCTACAAGCTGATGAGCAAGTCAAGCAATTAGGAGATGCTGTATCAATCCTAACAGTGGTAGGTACGTTAGCAGAGCTATTACCAGCCATTGCAGCAGTGCTAACGATTGTATGGACTGCAATTAGGATATACGAAACAGATACCGTTCAATGTATACTAGGAAGGAGAAAGAAAAATGCCGATGGTAGCGAATAAGAAGTTTCCTTACACCGCCAAAGGAAAGAAAGAAGCGGAAGAGTATGCATCAAAGAAGGCTAAGAAGATGCATGAGAAGAAAGAATCAAAGTCTATGAAAGCTAAAGAACGTAAGATGGGTTATCCGTCATGAAACCTAAACCCGCTAAGGTACGTAAAGTCATGAAGGAGTACAAAGAAGGTACTCTTCATAGCGGTAAAGGCGGTCCTGTAGTTAAATCTCGTAAACAAGCAGTTGCTATCGCTTTGTCAGAGGCTGGTATGTCAAAGCCTAAGAAGAAGAAATGAAGAAAGATTCAAGGCTGGAAAGAGCAGGAGTCTCTGGATATAATCAACCTAAAAGAACACCAGGACATCCTACGAAATCTCACATTGTTGTAGCAAAGGACGGTGATCAAGTTAAGACGATTCGTTTTGGTCAACAAGGTGTTAAAGGTTCTCCTGAAGGATCTGCTAGGAATAAAGCCTTTAAAGCTCGCCACGCAAAGAATATTGCTAAAGGGAAGATGTCAGCGGCCTTCTGGGCTGATAAAATTAAATGGTGATCTAAATGGCTACATTCTTAGATTGTGTTAATGGTGTACTACGTAGGCTTCGTGAGACTGAAGCAGCCTCTGTTACTGACACAGCTTATGTTAAGTTAGTAGGTGACTTTATTAACGAAGCTAAACGTGAAGTTGAAGATGCATGGAACTGGTCTGTACTTCGTACCACTAAGACAATCACTACTGTCAATGGTACACAGAACTATGAGATCCCTGGTACTAATCCAAGGTCTAGGTTATTAGTAGTTTACATACCATCACTGAAGAGAGATCTTCAGCAAGCTACACAGAATCAGATGCATGAGTGGATTAACCTTCAAGGATCAGTGAATGGAGATCCTCAGTATTTTTCTATTGGTAACAGCACATCATCTACTGGTGTTCTTACTATTGATCTATGGCCTATCCCAACGTCAGCATTGACTGTTAAAGTAGACTGTGTTGTACCACAGGCTGATTTGTCCGCTAGCACTGATGTGTTGTATGTCCCTTCAGAGTTAGTGATTCAAGGTGCTTTACTACGTGCTATCAATGAACGTGGTGAAGATGGTGGTCGTCTAAGCGAACAACAAGCTGATTTGTATCGTAAAGCAGTAGCATCCTATATCTCTATAGAAGCAGAGCGATACGGTGATGAAACAACCTGGGAGTGGGTATAATGGCTGCTGAGTTACGGTCAGTTAGTATCGTAGCTCCTGGCTTTGCTGGTCTTAATACACAAGACTCTTCAGTAGCTATTACTAAAGACTTTGCACTGAAAGCAGAGAATGCTGTTATTGATCAGTTTGGTCGTATTGCTTGTCGTGGTGGTTGGGATAACGTCAACACATCAGCAGGATACAACAGCACAGAACCTACGCTACTCCATGAAGTAGTTAAACAAGACGGTACAACACAGATTGTATCTATTGGTAA